ACAAAGGGTAGAAAATCAACAGTAACGGATGTTGATCCTGACACAGGGACTGTTACTTGGGAAGTAGAAAATATAGCTGCATTTGAATCCATATACAAAACTTTTGATAAACTTAGAGGACTTTTAAAAACTTTAGAAAAAGAAGGTGAAGCCAAAGATGATACAACTATTGATGATATATCATCTAAAACAAATGATTTATTTAATAATTTCAGAACCCACGTAAGAAAAAAATACCCTGAAGCCTATAAAAGATTATTAAGATTAAAGGAAGATATAGTAGATGAAGAAGAGGGTATAGGATATATGACACCAAAAGCTTTTGATAAAAATAAGAAGTCTACAGGAGCTAACGATATTTATTATTATAAATTAGGATATAAACCGGTCCCAAAAAAAATTAAAGGAGCAGGTACTATAGTAAAACAATTGTGGGAAAAAGAATCATTAAATGAATTTAGTGATTTTCAACAAAAACGAATTAATTCTTTTGATGAGATAGAGGAAAGTTTAAATAAAGTCTCCCCATTAATATCAAATGCTAAATCAGAAACCACAAAACACTATAATGAAAACCCAGGATCATATGATATAGTATATTCTACTGATATGATTGAAGATTATATAAATAATATTATAGAACTATTAAACCTAGAAGAATAATGAAAACTTTAACTGAACAATACAATTTAATAAAAAAAGATAAAGGCCATAAAGGTGTTTTTCTAAAAGAAGCTAAAAAATTATACCCTAATTTAGTTAGACAGGGTGCTACATTTAATGAGGCATCTACTATCTTAAAACAAAAAAATATTATAAATGAAAACTTTGTTGGTTTAGGAGCAATTAATAATCCTCTTGAAGTTAAAGAAAAAGAGGGATATGAAAAAGCATTTGAAAAATTCTTAAAAGAAGCCGAAGTGAAAGCTGAAGAGAAAAAAACAACAAAAGAAGTTGAAGAAGATCAAGATCATGCTTACGATACTAGGGATAAAAAGAATCCTAATAATATGATTTTTGATCAAATCCAAACGGGTGTTTATTTTGAAGCAAAGCAAGAAAAAAATGCTGATAAAACTATAGATCAAATTAGAGATATTGTATATAAAAATTTAGAAAAAGACCCTATTTATTATACCAAAAATGGACAATTTGGAGTAGATGTAGGTTATACAGATGATGTTCCCTCTTTAGGAGTTCCTGAAGAACCAAAGGGTAAATACAAGGAAAGTGGCTATGGTGATATTGAAGGTGAATCTGATTTTGATTATGTGGTAAAAGAAGGAAAGAAAAAGACTAAAAAACCAATTAATGAACATACAATTTCTTTAGCTGGTGGTATAGTAACTGGTGGTGCTTGGAAAGCTCCTACTTTAGAAGAATTATTAGGGGAAGTAAGTGAAGAAAACACCAATGAATCAACAGAAGAAGACTTAGCAATAGAAAAAGAAATAACAAAAGAAAAAGAAAAACAAAAATCATTAGGACTTGAAGAAGATACACAAGCCCCTTACTATATGAGTGAATTAGCTGATGCTGCAGAAGAAGCATATGACCAAGGAGGTTTAAGCATTGATGAAATAGTTAATTTTGTACAACAACATTTAGGAGGTAAATACGGAGACTATTAATATGAAACAAGTACTTATAGAAACACAACTATTTACCCCAACTAGTTTAACCGAGGGTAAAGTATCTGACAGAGGCAACCCAATGGTAGAGGGCGTTTTAGCAACTGCTGAAGTTAAAAATGGGAATGGTAGATACTACTCAAAAGACCTTTGGGAGAGAGAAATTCAAAAATATAACGAATTAGTTAAAGAAAATAGGGCATTAGGTGAATTAGATCACCCTGAATCTTCTGTTGTTAACTTAAAAAATGTTTCCCATAACATAAAAGAAATGAAATGGAACGGGGATAATGTAATTGGTAAAATAGAAATACTACCAACCCCATCTGGAAACATATTAAAGGCTCTTTTAGAAAGTGGAATCTCCTGTGGTGTTTCATCTCGTGGAATGGGCTCATTGGAACAAAATGGTGACCTAATGGAAGTACAAGATGATTTTGAATTGTTATGTTGGGATTTTGTTTCCCAACCATCAAATCCAGGTTCATTTATGCATCCTTTAAAAGAAGGTAAAGAAAATATCATAAACCCTTACCAAAAATCCAATTCTATTATTACAGAAATATTATGTGCTAACGGCAATTGTCCAATAGTTTAATATTTTCTCCCCTTCCTTGCGACTTTAAGGAATCCTCATATACGTATAATCGTAAATATGCCATCACTCTTACCTATATGGCATTAAAATAATTAAATTCTATTACGTTTCTCAATAAACGTATTTTCCCAATAACAAAATTTAGGAATAATGGCAAAACGAGATATTCTCAAAGAAGCTATTGCTGACGCCAAAGCCGTAAAAGAAGTGGCTATCGCTAATGCAAAAGCAGCTCTTGAAGAAGCTTTTACACCCAAACTTAAATCCATGCTCGCAACAAGAATTGAGGAAATGGAAGAAGAGGATGAGAAAGAAGAACTTGAAGAGAAAAAAAAGTACTCTGATGATGATCGCGAACCAGCAAAAGATGAATACAAACCTGAAAAGGATACTGTAGACAGAAAAATGATGGAAAGCGAAGATTTAGATGAAGAAGTTAATTTAGATGAGATTTTAGCTGAACTAGAAAATGACATAACAGAAGCAGAAGAATCTGAAGCTGAACGTGCTGACGTAGACAAATATGAATACGAAGAAGGCAAAGAAGAAGGTGAAGATGAAGACGCTGATGAAGTCGAAGATGAAGATGAAGTTGAAGAAGTTGATTTGGAAGACATGACAGATGAAGACCTTAAAGTGTTTATCGAAGATGTAATTTCAGATATGGTTTCCTCAGGTGAACTTGAAGCTGGTGAAAGCTTTGAAGCTGAAGAAGATGTTGATGTTGAAGTCGAAGATGACGTAGACGTTGATGTAGAAGCTGAAGAAGAAGTTGAAATCACTGAAACTAAAAAAGGAAATAAAGAAGAACAAAAACGTGCTGAAGGCGCTATCAAAGATGATAGAGACCACATCAAGAAACTGAAAGGTGATATTGGTGATCAAGAGAAAAAATTAGCAAAATTGAAAAAGGATGCTAAAAAAGACCTTGATGAAGCTTATAAAGCAGTTGATACTCTTCGTTCCGAGCTAAGTGAAGTAAATTTGCTTAATGCAAAACTACTTTACACAAATAAAATCTTTAAGTCTAAAAACTTAACAGAAAGTCAAAAGGTTAAAGTATTAGGTGCTTTTGATAAAGCAACTACAGTTAAAGAATCAAAATTGGTATTTGAAACTTTAAGCGAAGGTTTAAAGGCAAAAAAGTCTCCAATTAGAGAATCTTTAGGTAGAGCTTCAAAACCAACTGGTATTTCAAGAACCAAAAAACCAATTATTGATACAGATCCTATGGTATCTAGATTTCAAAAATTGGCTGGTATAAAATAAATTAAATTAATAACTTTAAAACAATTAATAATGTCACAAATTAATTCACTTTTAGAAAGCTCTGCAAATGGTTGGAAAAACATGCAGAGTGATGCTGCTAGATTGGCTCAAAAGTGGGGAAAGACAGGTTTGTTGGAAGGTCTCGGTAGTGAGATCCATACAAACAATATGTCCATGATCCTTGAGAACCAAGCTAAGCAATTAGTAGTTGAAGCTTCTTCTACTAATCAAGGTGGTGCTACATTTACTGCTGGGCAAGGTGCACAGTGGGCAGGTGTTGCTCTTCCAATGGTACGAAAAGTATTTGGACAGATTGCTTCAAAAGAATTCTTAAGCGTACAGCCTATGAATTTGCCATCTGGACTTGTGTTTTTCTTAGATTTTCAATATGGACAAGACAAAGAATTGAACTTTGGTCCTGCTGGAGATGTTTATGCTGCTCAATCTTCTATGTATGGTAATACTAATCCTGGTGCTGGTTCAGACCCATCAGATGGTCTTTATGGTGCTGGAAGGTTTGGTTATTCAATTAATCA